CTTGGGCAGACGCTTCAAGCCGGCAACCTGGTCACGGCAGCCGTGCGCGGATCCAAGGGGAAGAACTTCATCGACGTTCCTAATGGCCCGCTCGCCACAGACGAAGCCGGAGCCGTCCTGTCATCGGGCGCCTATACCGATGTTCCAGACTGGTCGAAGTATGCTTACTGCGAAGTCCAAGGAACAATCGTCAAGCAATCTGAAGTAAAGAAACCCTTTATTGCATGAAACTGAAGTTTTCTGAAATAAAGGCAGAATGGGAGTATGCCTATAACGAGCGGATTGGCCTCATGTGCGAGGAAGATCCACCAACCCAAGAACAGGAGCGCGAAGCGCGACTTTGCGCAGACAGGCATATCAACGCCGCTGTTTATGGGAAGTATGGCAATTCCCCTCATGGGGTAATTGCAGATCACAGCCTAAACGACCCGCCTGAATTTTAGAGCGTGGTCTAAATACAGATATGCGCGTTTTCTTATTTGATAAGAAAACGGCGCGCATATGTTGCGTTTATTTATCTACTTGCAAATCAACAACTTGTTTATTTTCAATTAAACGCGATATGCGCGTTATGTGCAATTACCAACGTTTTAGTAGTTGCGCATCAATATGACTCTAAAAAGTGAGAGGCTGCCGGAACCACTCGGCAGCCTCTCTGTGTTCTTCACACAATGCACCAAACCAAGAGCGGGGAAATGAACAAACCCCGCCCTTGGTATGGATTTATTTGTCAGCCGGCTTGGGGTCAATAGGAAAAAGATTTCCGAAACAAGATGTAGTGTCTGACTTTCTCATGTCCTGCTCCTTACGCCAAATCTGGTATCCGGCTAATCCGCATAGATCCTCGTCATTGATTCCCTTCTTTGAAGTCAAGCTTTTGAATAGCTTGTCTGCGATCTCGCGAAGGTCATCAAGGTCACTCATCATTTTTGCAGCCATCTCAGCCATTGCCTTATTAGCGCCAGCCAAGATTGTAATCCTTTCTGCTGCTTCCATGATTGCCGCTTCCGGCACACCATCCTGGCTTTGTATGTCGTCTGCTAGGATGTAAAGCGCTTCAACTAGCGTCTTGGTATTGGTCTTCATTTTATTTAATTCCGTAGGTCTTCCAGATGTATTCCTTTGGGTCAATCTTGGGGGTCATTCTCTTCTGTCTGTGAAATTCTGTATTGGCTGAACATAGCTCGGATCTGTGCATGTCCTGCTTACGATACCAATCATATGTATGAACGGGGATCCACCTTTCACCTTTGATTCCGTCTTTTCGGACGTGTGATTGATATTGCCAAAAACGATACTCGCCGCACGGCGATAAGTCACCGCGTCGGTATTTTACCTTCTCGGAGTTCATTGATTGTCTTTTCGATTGCAACGCGCTTGCGATAGCCGGCCAAGAAAGCTACTTTGACGTAATCCTCTAATTGGGGGATCTGACCATCTGGCAATAGCAGACGCGCACCATCGCGACGCCACCATATGTCGAAAAAATCCTCCTCCATAGACATGTTCATGGGCATATGTTCAAAAGGTTGGGATTTTTATACACGTTCACACTTGATGCACAGACCCGACCGAATGCTCACGGGAGCGCTACGGCCACACTCGGCACAGACAGGAAGCTCTGCCCTGTCGGAGGCGCGAAGCGCCGACCGACTGGACGAGCGGTTATTTGTTCGGGATTTCTGAATCTTCTGCTGTTTCTTCATTTGAATAAAATGTATGCAACCGCAACAAGCAGGCCAAGGATGATAAACAGATTCACAGACAGGATAACGCGGTGGTATTGCTGCGCCTCGCGTAGCTCGCGTAGATGACCCGAATGCGAGCGTAAGGAATCAAGAACGTCGCTCAAGGTTTCATTGTGCGTGTTCATTGCGCGGCGATACTCTTTCAGATTATGCGTTGCTGCCGCAATTTCTCCGGCTTGCCGTGTGATCTCCTTGCCGTGGCGAACCAGGAGGGTAAGGTCAACGCTGGACTTCCACATGCCGGCTTCTGTGGCGGCTATAGCCGCAGGCGATGGTATCTGCTTCTTGGTTGTGGTTGGCTTGATTTTGGGTTTTGTGTTGGTGGGTTTCATAGAGGTTAAAATGTTCCGCCAGTAGGGTTCACTCGATCCACAAAGACAATTTTTGGTTGTATTGTTTATCCCCTACTGGCGGGTAAATGGTGTTTTTTGGTGGTTACAATTCTTTGCCGGTGAAATAGCTGTAAACAAGCTGCATGGCGTAGCTCATGGCAAGGGTTTCTTCTGGCGTGCCGTAGTTGGATACACCGCAGACATTGGGGTGTGCCTCACGGATGGCATTTGCCACAATCTCGTCAATCTGGTCGTCGCTGAGTTCAATTTTGATTTTCATCGCAGGTCAAATTGTAGGTGTTCGATTTGCTCCTCAAGGTCAGAGATTACGTCTGTGAGTTCTTCAATCAGCCGCTTGTCATTTGTGGAGTCGATTTGTCGGCGGTAATGCCCAATGTCGTCGCGTAGGGTTTCAATCACGCGGCGCGTTTCGTTGCGCTCGTCAGCGTCGGATTGATAAATGCTCATCGTGGTGAGTAAACGGAACGGCGAAAACGCGGCGTGCCGATGAGTCCGCGCGCCGATAGGCGCATCAGGAAGGCCGGCCAATATAGACAAGGCCGGTTTGTAGGGTTCGGCTCATGGAGCTTGACGTAGGGACGCGCCGGCGTTTTGCCGGTGATGATTTCGGTTGGGTTCATTTTTGCGATGTGGTTTGGTGGTTCAGCGTGCGCCGGCGTTTGCCAGGTCGTCACGCTGGGAGGGAGTCAAAATCAAATGATCCCCCATGACAAGATTTATTTTTCAGAAATTTTTGGCTTGCATTTCGTGCGGTATGAATAAAGCGAGATGTGCGGTATGAATGGAATGGGATTGTTGGGAAAAAACTTCCATTAATCCCTGTAATGCCTGTCCAATTCAATTATACCTGTGTTTGGGGCGGTAACAAAGTCAGCATTTATCAAGCTCGGCAGGCTGTTGGGGCGTTATGTTCAGACAGAAAATCCCGCTCCTACTTCTCTTCGAGAATAGATAAATCATATTCTCTCAGAGACTACGTTACGTAGTAGCTGCGCTACGCCTCCACGCATCATGCCCTTGGCGATGCGTGTTCGTTGCTCGCTCCCGCAACGCAGACCCGCCCCTACCCCCCCCCGCCAATTTTTAAGTTGACGATCAAGGTGGTTGTTTGCTTTGATGATTCAATGAACCAACCAAAACCAACGAACCAAAAATTAAGCAGGCTCACACCAAAGGAATTGCGAGAAAATTTTCATTTGCTCCCGCCAGAAGAACGCGAGGCCATTGAACGAATTGATTGGGAACGCAGGGCCAAACGATCACGCGCACTTTCAGACCGCTGGCACGATCCAACGTTCCGGCAAAATACCTTGGCGGCTATGAAAGAAGGCCGCGCGAATGCGCGCTGGCGATCAAAAATGCGGAAAGCAAAAGTCCAACAGGCGGCTCTGCGCGCAGCGCAGACCGGCGTTGTCCCGCATTGGGCGCCAAAACGAGTCAGGGCCGTTGAGCCGAACGGAGGCGTGCATATTTACGGCTCCATCTGCAAATGCGCCGCGCATTACGGAATCCAAGAATCCAATATGCGAGCCATTCTGAAGAATAACCGCACATGGAACGACATTCGCTTTGCGGTTCTGGATCATTCAGACATCGTGGAGGCCGCAAAACAAATTCTTCAAACTGAAAAATGAAGGCAGACCAACAACGCATCTACGAGCCGGTGCAGGTGTTCGTGCCAGGGACGGCGAGACCACAGCCCAGACCACGCTTCGCCAAAGGTCGGGTCATCTCCACGGCAGACCCACTCGCGCAACGATGGATCAATGCGGTTGAGTTCTACACCAAGCAAACAATCCAATGCCTCGGTGGGCCAAACTTGGTGCGGCATTATCTCGGTGACAAAGGGGAGGCGCTTCGCGCCGACATGTATTTTTTGTTTCCAACCGAACCAAAGAACAAAGACCGATACGGCAAGCCCCATCTCAAGGTGCCCGACGTGGATAACCTCGCGAAGCTCATGCTGGATGCGTTTGTTCGCCGTGGCCTCATCCTTGGGGATGACTCACGCGTGTCTGAGCTTTTCATTCGCAAGTCCTACTGCAAGAAGCAGGATGCCGGCTGCATGGTGTATCTGACCCTGCTCAAGCCAGCGGTGGGGGTGGGGGATCCTAAAGCCTGATTTTTGCCTTTTAGGGGTTTCTAAAAATTTCGCCGTTTGTGTCGGGCCTTCTGTGATGGGAGGGTGGGGAAACCGACGCAGACGGCGATTTTTTTTCCGCGCTGGGTCGGTGCGTGCGGTTCGGTGCTGGGTCGGTGCTGGGTCGGTTCTTGGGGTGTGGTGGCATAGCTGGGAGGGGCCACGCGCGAGCGTGGCGGGGTCTGTGGCTCGCTTTTGTCTGCGAATAAGGTCATGGGAGCGGGCGGGGGGTTCGGGCGCGTCTGCGAGGCTGCTGGGGCTGTTTTTGCGTGGCTACAGAGAAAAGCCCGCAAGGGTTCACCCTGCGGGCCGTCTCTGTTCGGTCTCTGGTGGCGGTTTAGTCGTGCGTCTGGGCTAGTGCTTCCAATCCAACGCGCGCAAGCGCTGCCTGTCTGTGGTCGCTGTGGCCGCGCATGGCGTCCAGCATTCCGGCTGCCGTGTATCTGGCGCGGGTGGCGATTCCGTCCAGGCGCTTTATCTCGGCGGCGGCTTTGCGTAGTGCGTGCAGCGCCAGCCCTGCGGGGCTGTCAATGTCGTGGCCTTGGTTCTCGTCAAGGGCCGCAAGTGCGGCCGTGATTGCTTCTTGTGTTTTTGGGTTCATGGGTTCGGGTGTTTGTTGTTTGTTTATTTGCTAATCATCCAAGCCGTCACGGCTGCGGCGATTGTGGCCGTCACAATAAACTCCAGCCAGCCCAGCACGCGCGCGGTTCTCACGCGTCGGTTGTGGTCTTCGATTAGTTGACGGGCTGTGTTGGCGTTGTTTGCTGCCAAGCGCCGGAGATAATCGCGCTGTTTTAGCTGCCTGACGCGGCGGATATTGTTGCTCATGTTAGTATTCCTCCGGCAAAAGAAAGGTTGTACAATGGCGCGTCCCTTCCTCGTCGTCTCCGTCGGTGATGACCCATAGGCGCTCCCCGTTGTATTTGTAGGCGCTAAAAACGCGCGCGCCTGTGTGCGTGGCTTGGCGGTTGCTCTCCTGATCTTCCTCGTCCATCTCTGCCCAGTCTCCGGCGAGGTGACGCGCTAGGGCGTCCAGTAATACGGGGCGGGGAAAAGTCTCCATCGCTCCAGGCGTGGAAACTACGCGGCCAAGGTCAAACGGCTTCGGGGTTGTTTTGGTGGTGGCTTCGTTCGTGTTCATTGTGTGGGTTCCTTGTGTGTGGGTTGTTATTTCCATCCGTTTGCGCGGTTGGTTTCGTCAATGTGTAGTCGGTCAAGCATGGCTTCGCAAAAAGCGGCCATGTCGGCGTCATCCATCCATGCGGGGAGGATTTCGGAAAGGATGTAATCCGCTCCGCATTTATTCACTAGAGCTTTAAAGCGGGCGAAAAGCTCTTCGGGGTGTCCGTATGTTGTCATTTTTTTGGGTTGTGTTGTTGTGGTTCCTGTCATTTCTCCGCCGTCCATGCCTTCAACTTGTCCAGCGCTATGCGCAAGGCGGCTTCTTCCGATAGGTTGCTTGCTGGCGTCGGGAAATAGATTGCTCCCTCTGGGAGGTCTCCTTCTGGGATGTTGCGGCTTACTCCGTAGCTTCCATCTATCCACTTTTTCGGGGCCTTGCTGCGCTCCCTCAAGCGGAAGGAAAAACGGCGTTGAACGCTGGCGGACGCAAGAAAAAACGCCATTCGGTCAAGGTCTAGCGGATCCTCTGGGCGTTTGATCGTGGCAAACCATTGGCAAGCGCGGGATGATTTCATCTCGCTTCGCTGGCATATTTGCACCTCACAGCGGACTCCCGCGCGCTCCAGGGCGTCCAAGACGGCCAGCGCTGCGGCTCCCCTGCGAAAGTAAGTGATCGGGTCAATTTCGCTACTTCCTCCAACGTTGACAACGATCAACGCGACGCGTCCGGCGCGCGGCGTCAACACGACGGGGAATGCAAGAAAGTGGTCACTTTCTCCGTCAAGGTATCGGTCGACAAGGATTTCATCTCCCTCCTCCGCCATGACGGGCGAGGGCGTTAAGCTCTCCAAGCCTTCGGGGATTTGAACGGCCGCGCGGGCCGTCTCCATGCGCGCCAGTCCCTCCGGCCAGCCATAACGCGCCATGCGCTCCGCTTCGGCATAATTGGCGCTGCCGAACCATTCTGCCTCGGCGGCGGTCTCGCGTAGGCTGGCGGCTCCCTCGGCTTTCGGGGGTTGGCTCACCTCGTCAAGCAAGGCGTCGAGGCTGTCAAACGTGTATGCGTCGATTATCATTGTTTCAAGTTGGTTCGGGTTATTCCAAGCCAAGTTTGGCGGCGGTTGCGTCGTCCAGTCCCTTGCGTAACAGGGCGGCGGCTGCGTGCTTGCATCCAACGCCAGCGGCGGCAAGCTGCATTCCGTAAATCGCCGCGCGGGGGCTGACGATGTGCCGGATTTTGTGCAGGGCTGCAGCGCTGCGGACGGCTCGGATCTTGTCCAGCCATGCTCCGGCCGTCGCTGCGCCTCCTTCGGAAAGGTTGAAGGCGGGGGCCGTCTCATCAATGCCAAGGAATGAAGATTCAAGGGAAGCATCAAGCGGCCAGTCGAGGAAAGCGCCACGATCTAGCGTTGCGGCGTCCAGTTGGTTGCGGCCGACATATTCGCGGCTCGCTCCCGTCCCGTAGGTGTTCAAGGCAAACACGGGCACAAAGTCCGGCGATTTCTCCCGCATCCCGTCCGGCGTGGAAAAGCTGCCATTGGCCAAAAGCATGTTGATACTCGTCATCGTCGCGGGGTTTCCTGCGTCGAACTCGTCGAACAGAAAAACGCCTCCGCGTGTCGCGGCTTTCACTAGGTCGGATTCGTGATAATTTCCGTGCGCGTCGCGCATTCCGAACATGTCGGATTTGCTCGTCATCGGGCCAACGCTGATCGCGTAGAAGGGCAAGCCAAGGGCGTTAGCTGCGGCGTGTGCTGCGCTCGTCTTTCCCGTTCCTGCAGGGCCGACCAGGAACGCGGGAACCTTGGCGGCGATAGTCGCAAGGAGAAGCGGAAACTTGTAATGTTGGCGGCTGATCGTGACGGCGGGGCGGTCTGCGATCTTCACGACGATTTCACGCGGCTCGGCTTTCGGGGCGTGCGTGCGGATAAGGTCAATCACGCGCCCCTCGTCCAGGGGGGCGGCTGCGGGGGCTGCGGCCGTCAATTCACGCAAGGCTGCGGCAAGGCGGGCGGCTGCGTCGTCGGGGTTTGTCTGTGCGGTGTTCATTGGTGCGGGTGTGGGTGTGGGTTCTGCGGTTGGGCTGAAGGCTGGGAAGGCGGGTTCTGCGGTCTGTTGCTCGGCTGCGGGTTCTGTATCCTCTGCCATGAAGCGCGCAAGGCTGGCGGCGTTTTCGTGCGCTGTGCTGTTGCTGTAACGTTCGGCGGCTAGTTCTGCGACGCAGGCAAGCTCTGCCAAGTTCAAGCGTCCGGCGATTGCGTAGGGAATGCCGATTGCGGTGAGATACTTTCTCACGGCGTTCCTGTTCTCGCTGCTCACGGGGTAGGTGATCGCGTCGGCGGCTGCGTTTGCTGCGGTGGTGTCAATGCTCATTGTCGTGGTTCTGTTGGTTGGTTGGTTGTTGGTTTATCGGTGGGAATAGGCGGCGCGGGCTGCGGTGTCGTGGTGGCTGATAGTCTTGGCGTAGGCAATGCCAGCGGCGAGGAATGCGGCGGCAAGTGCGATCTTGGCGAGGGCTGCGGATGTAGTGTTCATGCGGTTCTGCGGGTTGTTGGTTGTGTTGGTTGTGTTGGTCATCACCAGCAAACATTACCCTACAAGGCGTAGGGGTGCAAGTGTTTTGTTGTTTTTTTTTCGGGGCGTCTGCGGCATGGTCTGCGGCCATGAATCACGTCGGGGAAGTAGAAGAACAAGCGCCGGAAAAATACTTGCCAGCGTGCCAGGGGCTGACCGCTCAACAAACGCGGTTCGCCTACGCCGTGGGGAAAGATGGCATGAGTTGCGCTAAGGCGGCGGAAGTCGCCGGATTTGCTCATCCTGCAAGCTACGGCTCCGCGCTGATGCGTAACCCGCATATTCGTGCGGCCGTCCACCAGATCCGGCAAGGGGCCATTGAGGGCGATCTTGCAAGCCTCGCGCTTTCGACAATGCGCACCCTTATGCGGGATGATTTGACGCCTGCTCCCGTAAGGTTCCAAGCTGCCAAGTGGACGCTTGAAACGTGCGGACATAGGGCAGCGGCGGAAGCTGCAGGAGCGCCAGCGCCGGAAAAGAGCCTTTCGGATATGAGCCTGCAGGAGTTGGAAGCATTCATCGCACGCGGTGAGTCGGCGCTTGACCGCCTCAAGGTCGTCGGCGCTCCCGTCGTCGAGGTGCAGGCGGTGCCCGCCAGGCAATCCGCCCAGCAATCCGCTCCGCCCCCCTCCCTGTCCTAGTGTCTGCGGGGGTGTGCCCGCCTTGTTCGGGCGTTCACGCTTGGCGGGCCTCTGTCTGCTCTGGTCTGAGCGCCGGCATGGCCGGTCTGTGACCGGCTGGCCCCGCCCTGGCCCCCGACGCCGCAAAAAAAATAATGGCGCACCCCCACCCAGAAAATTTCTGATTTTTGAAAAACCTAGACCTACATCCTGTATTTTGGTGTTGACCAGCAACAACCAACGCCAATAGCCTCCTCTCATGTCGCAAGCACCCACTCCTTACGAGCGCCAGAAAAATTTCGTCTCGGACGCAACAAATAATCCGAGTATCACGGTTCCGCAGATTGCAACTGGCTTGGACGCCGAGTTTGTGGCTGTGCAGGATTCGCTGAACGACACAATCAGCCGGCTCGCTGAGATTCAGCGCGACGACGGCGCGCTCAAGAATGGGGTAGTTACTGCAGAATCATTCGCTACGGGCCTCGCCCTTACGGGAGACAAAATTGCAGACTCCGCAATTTCTTCTTCCAAAATAGCCAATGGGGCGGTTGTAAATTCAAAGATCGCCAGCGGTGCTGTGCAGACGGCAAGCATCCAAGATGGGGCAATTACAACCAGCAAAATTGCTGAAGGTGCGGTTGTCACGGCCGACCTTGCTGATGGTGCGGTGACTGGAGCTAAAGTCGCTACCGCTTCGATAACCGCAGACAAAATGACTTTTCCCCCGATGATTAAAAATCAGGAGGGGCAGTTTGATGCTACTGGAGTTCGTGTTTCCAATGTGCAGACCCCCTCATTGCCTGGAGACGCTACCACTAAGCAATACGTCGATGACGGCATAAACAACACCCTGAGTTTCGGAACAGCAACGCCACTAACTCGCTGGGCTGCTACTGGAACGGGATCTGCATCTACATTTCCTTTGTCTGGTGCCACTTTGGCAAATTCCTCGGCCTATATTGTCACCGTGGATGGGATCACCCAAGATCCGGCTAGTTATTCAATTTCTGGCACGAATATCGTTTTCTCTGAAGCCCCGCCCGTCAATTCCGCTATAGTCGTTGTTTGCATTGGGTATCAGCGGGCTATTGTGACCCCTCAAATTGGAGCGGGCAGCATTGTATCGGCCGCTATTGCGGACGAGGCTGTAACTTCATCGAAATTGGCTAGCGGCGCGGTAACTGCTTCAAAAATAGGAGCAAGCGCGGTTACAACTGAGTCTATTTCTGACGGTGCTATTACGGATGCAAAAATAAGTAGCTCTGTTGATCTTTCCAAGATTACTCCTGGCCGGCCTTGGAGAACAATTACTAGCATGGTTAACCAACGCCAGGGCGGCACAAACCAGCAAATAAGGGTTCTAGCTCTTGGTGACTCTTGGGCAACTGCGCCAGATGCTCAATTAAAATCTATATTTGGTGATGGAGGTGCTATTTTTACGGTTCCTAATGGCACAACTGGTGGGGCAGCAATAAATTCCACCTACGACTTTACTAGGTCTCCAAACGGAGCATTTTGCAACATTCCGAATTCTGGAACAGCTACATATTCTGCTGGCTTGCCTTCTGCAATCCCTGGCAGAATCATGAAGGTATATTACGTTACTGACTCAAGTAGCGGCAATATGTCTGTTCAGGCTCAAAAATTTAACAGATCGAATAGCACATATTCAAATTCGGGGACTGCTTCTGTTGTAAACGCAAACTCTGCGTCTATCGGCATCGGTGTTCTAAATGTTGATCTTGGAAGCAAGGATCAATATCGTGTTGTAATTACTTGCACATCGGCATCTGTAAAAATAATCGCGTGTGGTATAATTAACGGGGTTATTGCATTTGGAAACGTTCAGGGAGGAGAAATTGGGTTTAACCTTGCCGCAAGTGGAACGACTATTGATGCGGCGGCCTCCTGCCCACAGGCTTTGTGGAATGCCATTCTGAATGATTATAATCCTAATCTTATAACGATCAAATACGATGATAGTCTTGCTACTTATCAGGCACATCTTCCTGCGTATGTAGAAAAGCTTAAAATAGCCGCACCTAATGCGGATATTGTTTTGCTTTCTGACCACCCAACAATGCAGAACCCAACTGGAAATGCGGGTGGCAAAAATAATTGGATCAAGAGTTTCGCCAACTCAAACGGCCATACGTTTGTTGACGCAAATGCTTGTATGCCGGATTACGCAACACAAGTAGCACTTGGAAATTGGCTTATGGGTGACGGGTATCATTTTGCACAAGTTGGTAGCAACTATTTTAATTCACTTATTTACGAAGCTATTTCTACAATTGATGATTCTAATTTATACCTCACAACGCATGGATACAACACAAAAAGGTATCTTACCAATCAATATGGAGGAGTAGTAGATCAGAGGGCAGATCGTGCGGCTGAATGGTTGGTTGTTACAGGTGGGACGCAAGTAAGAATAGGCGGAGCATTCTCGACTAATAGTGGAGTTAATTGGTCTGGTAGTGGTGGTGGGGGTTCTCTTAACTTCTTTGAAGGAACTGGAGACTTTCGCTCAGGAAGGTCTGTTTTACAAGATGGATTTGGTTTTGGTTATATGTATGGGTCATTGGACAACGTTTGGTTTGCTAGGTTCGCAAATACTGTTCCTACAAGGCCTACATTGTACGCCATGCTTGAAGCAACGGCTGCTAATATTGATAGAGTAGCGGCAGCTTCTACGATACCATTCAATACAACAGACGGATCTTCTACTGCACCATCTCGCGTCAACGTAACTGGAACTTATACAAGTTCTGGCCCGATAATCACGATTACGACAACCGCCGCAATCGCTGCGTCTGTCAATACGTTTGGCACGATAGACATTACAGCTTGTTCAGACAGCAGAATTGTTAACCGATATAATGCAGGCAACGTAAGCGGATCAACTTTTACGATCAATGTTACTGGTTTATATGGATCTGGATTTGTTGCATCTCCTGCGTCTGGAACGATTACATTTACGCTTAACTGCAACGACATTCATCAGTTCAAAAACAATTCCAATCTTGCAAATGCTGGCGATGTTCTTTCCGCGATTGATTACAATGGAAATTTTGTAGCAAAGCGCATCGGCACGGGTATAATGATCCGTGAATACGATAACATTAGTGACAGGATGGGACAGGCAACGCTTGGGGCCAATGGAGTAGTTGTAGTTCCAAACACAACAGTAACCAGCAGGACTAGGATTTTCCTCACAGTCAACACTCTTTCAGGAGTCTCTGTTCCACAGGCAGTCGCCGTAACCTCGAAGGTAAATGGAACATCTTTCACGATTACGTCTGCAAGCACGGCAGACAGGTCAACCGTCCACTACCTTTTGATTGAAAGGTTTGAACCTAATCTGTAAAACACTCAATCAACTGACTATATGGCTTTGACGAAAACTCACACAAGAATGTCATCAAATGGTAGTTCTGTGCCTACTGCTTCTGGAGATATTACCGTCCCTGGTAGTGTTACCGCAGCGTCCTTTATTGGGCCAATTACGGGTAACTCCACTACAGCAACCAGATTGGCGACCAGCAGGACGGTATCACTTACTGGCGACGTGACTGGATCAGGGTCATTTGATGGCTCGGCAAATCTCAATATAGCCACGTCTGTTGTAGGCAATGCGCCAACTGCGACCAAGCTGGCAACCGCAAGAAGTATTGCGCTTTCTGGGGATGTTACCGGCACGGCTTCGTTTGACGGGTCGGCAAATGCGACAATTACTGCGACTATTGCGGCTAATTCCGTTGTGACAGCAGACATTGCAGACAGCGCAGTTACAACCGCAAAGATCGCTAATTTGTCTGTTACGGCTGCAAAGTTGGCAGATACGCTGGATCTTACTAGCAAGACGGTATCGTTGTCAGCGACCGCCATACCAGACAACGGAGTATCCTTTTCAAAGCTGGATGCCGCGATGAAATCCCGCGCTGTAAGCGGGTATGTGGGTTTCGATGGAAGTGGAGCCAATGGGGCAAAAACACTCCGCGACGCCTCCGGCATAAGTGGCGTGACCCAAAATGCAGCCGGCGATTACACGATTTCGTTTTCATCGGCCTACGCCAATACAAACTACTTGGTCTTTGGGGCCTGCAGCACCCCTGGAACGAGTTGGGGCATAGTTGATGTTTTTGGAGTCGCCACGGGAAGCGTGCGCGTCATTACCAGAAATTCTACAGGAACGGCCACGGGGACATATACCCGCGTGGACATTATGATTCTCAAGGTCTGAGTATGAGCGACGGCGCAGACATCAAAGAAATCCTTGGCGAGATTCGCGGTAAGATGGATATGTGCCTTGCCAATCAGAATCGCATGTTTGACCGCGTGGATGGTCTTGAGGAGCGCTTGCGGCACTTGGAAGCGCACAAGGCATACACGCTGGGCGTGATTGCCGCGATTTCCCTCCTGTGGGTGATTGCCGTTGAATGGGTCAAAGGCCGGATTCACGTCAGTTGAGTTGATTCCTGTTGACCGACACGGCGAATCGGCCTACAACATTCCCTGTTACCCCAGAAACCCCAACAAAACTACTCTATGAACGTCCTTAACTACATTATTGACCGACTTGGCGAATCCTCCACTTGGCGCGGCCTTGTGTTTGTGTTGACGGCTGTTGGCCTGAAGCTGGATCCAGATCAGGGAGCCGCTATCGCGGCTGCCGGACTTGCCATCGTTGGTGCGATCAACGTTTTCCGCAAGGGAAACAAGTAAAGCCCCGCTCCGTCTGCCCAGAACGCGGGTGCTTGCCGCCATGAGGGTTCCCTCTCTCCTCTCCCTCATGGCGGTTCTTTTTTTGTCTGCGTGTGCTTCTACCCCGAAGCCGCAATCCGCTATCGCGGCGGCATCGCAAATTGCGATGGCAAAAGCCAAAGTTAAAGCCGCGCGCTCCGCGCCGGCTGAAGATCGGGAGAAGTTGCTTGTCGAGACGGAAAAATCGTTGGATTCCGCTGCCTGCTCTATCTCGCAACTCTCGGAAACGGTCTCTAAATACGAAAAAAAGGCCGATCAACTCGCAAAATCGACAGATTTTTGGCAAAAACGGCATTCTGATGCGTCAAAAAAGCTAAATTCGTGGAGATTTGCGTTTTTTGCAATTCTGGCTGTCAATTTGTCGATTGCATTGGCAGCATTTGCCGTTAGCCGGATTAAACCACTCTCTGTAATCTAAAATGAACAAGAAAATCGCTGATATTGCCACTTCACAGGTCGGCCAAAAAGAAGCAACGGGCAACAATGACGGCTCGGTAGTTCGGAAATACCAAGGAACTACCAATTTGGAGCCTGGCGGCTGGCCTTGGTGCGCGGCTTTTGTCTGTTGGGTCATCCGCGAATGGCTCAAGGACGAAAAGGCTCAAAAATGGCTCAATCTGAAGCACCGCACGCCGGAAGATTGGCGTCCGCAGACAGCGAGGGCATGGGGATTTGATGATTGGGCCGCCAAGCGGCCGGCAACAACAGAAATTATAGATCGCTCCGAACAGGCGAAGCCTGGTGACATCGTAATGTTTACTTTCAGTCACGTCGGGATCGTGATTTCTGATAATGGCAAGTCGATTCAGACCGTGGAAGGCAATACGAATGGAGCCGGCTCCCGTGATGGAGATGGCGTCTATTTCAAGACGCGTAGCCGGTCGCTGGTGAAGGCATACGTTCGGATTCATCCTTCCAAGGCATAATGAACCAACCGAAAGACGGGAAGACTGAACAGCAGCGCAAGGCTGACGCCTTGCTAGAGTATGAGCGGACGATTCTGGCAGCAAAGCGCAAGCTGCGCTTAAAGAAGGCCAGCGAGGATTTGATCGACTTCACCTGTCTGATGATGCCGGATCCCAACGATCCAGACGACGCCAATAAGAGCCGTTATCAGCCGGCCAAGCACCATAAGGTCATCGCAAAGGCGCTGGAGGAAGTGGATAAGGGCAATATCCTGCGGCTTATTATTACGATGCCCCCAAGAGCAGGAAAATCGGAACTCTCAAGTAAGAAATTCATCCCTTGGTTGCTTGGAAGAGACCCATACCGGCACGTCATTTTTGCCTCGTATAACGAGACGTTTGCCCAAGATACGGGTCGCGCTGTGCGCGATCTAATGAAACAGAATCTATACCGGCAGGTATTCCCTGGCTGTGACTTGCGCTCTGGCAGCGCGGCGGCAGACCGCGTGCAGACAAACGAGGGCGGTATTGCGGCCTTCGTTGGTGCTGGTGGATCTATCACGGGTCGCGGTGCGGATTGTCTCATCATCGACGATCCAATCAAAGATCGTGAGCAAGCCGATAGCGTCACCGAACGTAACAAGCTTTGGAGTTGGTTCACAGAAGTCGCCATGACCCGTCTGATGACGGCCGGTTCCCGTGTGGTGATTATTATGACCCGCTGGCATGAGGATGATTTGATTGGCCGGCTCACCGATCCAAGTAATCCTTGTTACAACAAGGAGGAAGCAAAGAGTTGGAAGATTTTAGCGCTTCCGGCCATAGCGGAAAATGACGACCCAATGGGCCGCAAGCCAGGAGAATCGCTGTGGCCGGAACGCTTCCCCATTGAATTTCTTCAGAATGCCCGTCGGCTCAATTCGCGCGGCTTCAGCGCACTCTATCAAGGTCGGCCAACGCCGGATGACGGCGAGTTTTTCAAGAAAGATTACCTAAAGACATACGGGCCGGATGAATTGCCCAGCAACCTTCGGTTTTACTGCGCGAGCGATCACGCGGTTTCTACAAAGCAGGATCGTGACCCTACCGTATTGCTGCCGGTCGGTGTCTGCGAAGATGGCATTATCTGGGTGCTGCCCGATGCTTGGTGGCGGCGCGAGCAGACAGACAAGGTTGTGGAAGCCATGCTTGCCATGATGAAACGGCGCAAGCCGCTATTCTGGTGGGCTGAGAATGGGCATATCAGCAAGTCGATTGGGCCATTCCTTCGCAAACGCATGGTCGAAGAGAGTATTTACGCTTCCGTCGTAGAAATGACCCCCGTTAAGGACAAGATGACCCGTGCGCAGTCAATTCAGGCAATGGCATCGCTTGGGCGCGTTCGGTTCCCGAAGTTTGCGCCTTGGTGGCCCAATGCAGAGCAGGAATTACTGAAGTTTCCGGCCGGCAGACATGATGACTTTGTGGACGCCTTGGCGTGGATTGGCATCGGTCTGAATCTGCAGACCAACGCGCCGGCACCCGCCAAGATGGCGGATCTTATTAAAACGGGGACTCTGGCATGGGTAAAGCATCAGACCAAGCAAGAAGAAAAAATGAAAAGGCTTGCTTATCGTGACGGATTTTGATCTCTTTTGAATTTGCGAATATGACGCCAGGCTTTCTCCCTCCACAGCAATCCAACGGATTACCCCCCGAAGAGGGAATTCCTATCGACGCGCTTGCGCCGGTCATGGAAACACAAACGGAAGATCAGAAGGAGAATACCGAGCCGCATGAAGCCCGCGTTGCGCTTTGCAAGCGCTGGCAGGGCAAGATCCAAAACGCAAAAAAGCGGCATGAAAAAGCTTTTAAGCGGATGCGCAAGGATCTTGATTTCCTTGCCGGCAAACAATGGAGCCAGAATGAGGATGATGACCGCTACATGGCGAACATCATTCAGCGGCACATTGCCCAGCGCGTAGCCGCGCTTTACGCCAAGAACCCGACCATCATTGCCAAGCGCCGCGACACGCTGGACTTTGCCAAGTGGGAAGGAACGCTTGCCGAGGCCCAAGGAGCCGCGCAGCAGATCCAACAGGGCATGGCAATGGGAATGCAGATCATGCCGCAGGCAATGGAGATGGCGCAGGACATTGCGCAGGGATTCCAGAAGCGCAAGCTTCTCGACCGCGTGGCGAAGACAATGGAGCTTGTTGCCAAATACACGCTGGATGAGCAGCTTCCGCCATTCAAGATGCAGATGAAGCGCTTGGTGCGTCGCACTTGCGCCGCCAGCGTAGGATTTATGAAGATCGGTCTGCAGCGCTTTATGAAGAAGCGGCCGGAGGATCTTGAAAAGATCACCGATATTACGCAGCGATTGGTGGAGATTCAGAGGCTTTCGGAGCAGCTATCCGAGAAGGATGAGTATCAGCTTTCCATGCTATCTGCCGAGGCGGAACAGCTTCGCTTGGAAATGCTTTCCTTGGAGGAGACCCCAGACATTGTAGCAAAAGAGGGGATCGCGGTGGACTTTCCGCGCGCTACGTCAATTATTATTGACCCGCGTTGCACCGATCTTCGGAGTTTCCTTGGAGCAAAATTCGTCGCCCATGAATTCATCATGTCAACCGATGACGTGCGTGAAATCTACGACGTTGACCTCAAGAAAGGTCACTTCACGGCCTACAACGACCCCGACCAAGGCAGAATCAAGATTGAAACCGGCGATAAAGAGGTTGACGGCTATAAGCCGTGCGATCAGGTCTGCGTCTGGGAAATCTACAGCAAGACAGACGGACTCGTTTATGTCTGCGCCGAGGGACACAAGGATTTTCTGCAGGAACCAAAGCAGCCGGACGTAAAGCTGGAGCGCTTTTGGCCGTTCTTTGTTCTCTGCTTCAATGAAATGGAGAGCGAGACAGAACTTTATCCTCCTAGCGATATTTCTCTGCTTCGTCCCATGCAGCTTGAATACAATAGGTTGCGTGAAGGTCTTCGTGAGCATCGCTTTAGTAACAGGCCGCTGACGGCGATCCCTGACGGCGTTCTTGACCCAGAAGACAAGATGAAGTTGGAGGCTCGCCCAGCCAACGGCGTCATTACCCTCAAAGGCCTACAGCCTGGTCAGCGCATTGGCGACATTCTGCAGCCCGTCGAAGGGCCGGTTATCAACCCGCAGCTTTACGATACATCTGCCATCTTTGATGATGTCATGCGCGTTGTCGGCGCACAGGAAGCAAATCTTGGCGGAACTAGCAGCGCAACCGCCACCGAATCGTCGATTGCCGAATCTAGCCGTATGTCTGCTCTGGCGTCCAACGTGGACGATCTGGATGACTTTATGAACGAGTTTGCCCGCTCGCTTGGGCAGGTGCTACTGACTGAGATTTCTGCCGAAACCGTTCAGAAGATTGCCGGCCCTGGTGCCGTCTGGCCGGAGCTTACCGCGCAGGATATTGCTAACGAACTCATCTTGGAAGTTCAGGGCGGAAGTAGCGGCCGGCCAAACAAAGCCGCCGAGCTTGCCAACATGGAGAAGATCGTCCCGCTCCTGATTCAGATCCCTGGCGTCTCTCCCGACTTCCTTGCCAAGGAGCTTATCAAGCGCATGGATGACAAGATTGACCTCACAGACGCGCTGCAAGCCGGTCTGCAGTCTATTGTAGCCATGAACGGCCAGAAGCAGGTCGGGACGGGAGATCCGGCAACCGATCCCAATATGCAAGGCGGACAGGGCGGAGATAATGCGCCGGCCGCTCCCGAAGCACCGCAAGACAATCAACTTCCCGCACCACAACAAGATCCAAATGTCGTGACATACGACAACGGCGGAAATAGGCTTTCGTAAATGAGAATCGCAAAACTCCCAAATGGGGAAACTCTTCAATTCCCCGAAGGAACATCTGACGCGACAATGGATGCCGCTGTCCGGCGTTTCATCAATGGCAATTCCATCACCCCCGTCTTTTTCCCTGGAGATAAGGGAGAAAAAGGCGATCAGGGTGAAAAGGGAGATCAAGGCGATCAGGGCGATCAAGGAAACCAAGGCGAGCGCGGAGAAAAAGGCGATACCGGCGATCAAGGGCCGGAGGGGAAGCGCGGACAGCGCGGAGAAAAAGGCGATAAAGGTGATCGCGGCGAGCGCGGATTTACTGGTGAGCGTGGTCTGAAAGGAGATCGCGGCGAGCAAGGGCCGGAGGGTAAGCGCGGAGAGAAAGGAGATCAAGGCGCAAGGGGTGAAAAAGGCGAGCGTGGCCCAGAGGGAGGGATTGGCCCTGCAGGTGGCCGTGGCCGGCCTGGTGCCTTCTGGCGTGGATCTTGGACGGCTGGAGTTGCCTATAACGATTACGACGCCGTTGAATATCAGGGATCCAGTTATGTCTGCACGGCAAGCAACGTCACAACAGCACCCCCTGGCACGCATTGGCAGCTTGTAGCATCTGGTGGGGCATCAGCCGGCTCGATTGATTGGGCTGCTATTACCGGCAAGCCATCTGCATTTTCGCCGTCTGCGCATAAATCAACGCATGCCACAGGCGGCAGCGATCCCCTCACACCGGCAGACATCGGTGCGGCTCCGGCATCGCATACACATACAGCTAGTCAGATTACCGACTTTTCAAGCGCCGTGGCTGCTGTTTCTCCATCTCAAGTCAATTCTGATTGGAATGCCACAACGGGAGTTGCGGCGATCTTGAACAAGCCTACTATCCCCGCCGCCCAAGTCAACTCCGACTGGAATGCCACAACTGGAGTCGCGCAGATCCTGAACAAGCCGCCGCTCCAGACGTTTGACCAATCGCTCAATACGACAGACTCGCCGATATTTAATTATGTTAAGGCTAATAATGGAATTGATGTAAGGTATTTTGACCCCGCATTTGGAGATGATGGTGGCTACCGTGGGCTTATTACCGCCTCTCCGCTGGGAGTAAATTTTGAGGCTCCAGTGACTTTTTACACCCAAACCATCGCTGCTGGCAACTCCAACCTTAATGTTTCCGCACAGCATTTTAACCTTACTGGTCGCCAGACCATCACCGCTGCCGCGAATACGTCTGCCCTGACGGCCAGCTACTCCGTCACGGGCGCGAACACGACCCCGCTTGTCTCGTTGAGCGGAACGTGGAACACCACGGGTGTTGCAAGGGGCATCCTGCTCAATATCACCGACACGGCGAGCGCGGCAGGGTCTAACCTCCTCGATGTCCAGACAGGGGGAACTTCTAGGTTCCGAGTTGAGAAAGATGGAAGAATTGTCTTTGGGTATGCGTCGATTGCTCCTGTCCTTGGGTGGCAAGGTCAATTTCGAGTTGCGGGAGGAGGAATTTCGATAGGGAACAGTCAAAACCCGATAAGTTTTCCGGGCGGCGCAACCCTTATTGATGAAGGAATAAGCAATGCCATTGCCCAGCGCAACGGCACGAATGCCCAGACCTTCCGTCTGTATAATACCTTCACAGACGCCTCAAATTTCGAGCGCGGCTTCATGAGGTGGAACGCGAACTTGCTCGAAATCGGAACCGAGGCGGGCGGCACGGGGACGGGGAGGGTTCTTAAACTTCAATCGGCAGTTAATTGCGACATTACAACTTTTAATAGCACTCTATCAGCGCGATTTGGAAACAGTAATAGCATCATTTATACGCCTCTACAGTTTACGGCATTTACTCTAGCGGCAGACCCAACCACATCGGATCTTGCGGCTGGTCGTGCTGGTGTGTGGAAGAACTCCACAAGCTCAGTTGTGAAGCTTTGGTACAACGATGGCGGAACGATGAAATCCGTAGCCCTTGCCTAATTTATGAACAACCCAACACCAGCCCAAGCCCTCCAACTCCTCTCCGAAGCTCTTGAACCAAAAGCCCAAGGACAAATATCCCGTGCCGGATATATCTCCATACAAAAAGCCATCGAAGTCCTCGCCGCCGCAATCAAGCAACCCGAACCTTCCGAAGCAAATGACTCTAACGATTGACCCATCTAAATTAAGCGGCCTGACCGCCATCGTCGCCCGCGCCAACGCCGCCGAAGGCGCAGAGCAGATCACGCCAGAAGCCTACCTACAGGCCCGTGTTGAGGAAATCCTCGCAAGCTATGACGCGCAGGAAGTGGAGCGTTTGAAGCAGGAGAACGCTTCCTTCTTTGACCTTGCTGCAACTCTCCCCGCCGACAAGCAAGAGCAGATCAAGGCTTTGGTGCAGCAGTTGGCTGAAGCATAAATTACGCAAAGACCGTAAAAAGTCCTTGCAAAACCAAACCAAACCAACATAAATCAACACAATGACGATAAATCCAACAGATTTGTCTGCTTCGTCGGCAGACAGCATAACGCAGACGGCCTCAACTGATACCGATGTTTCGACATCGGTTTCTCAGGATACGTCTGCGACCCAGGACGCAAAACAGATTTCCGCAGATCCGTCCGCTGCGGGCGATCAGAGCGAAACAAAGGCCGATGAAGCCCAATCCCTGCTCGACGTTGTAAAAAACGTTGTCAAGGAGGAAGCAAAATCGGCTGACGGGACATCGCTCGACCCGAACAAGACAGAAGACACCAGCAAGGCGACTGAAACTCTCGCTTCTGATGCGCAAGCCGTTAAGGACGATGGCAAGCCGACAGATGCCGAAGTGGATGATGCCAAACTGCCGTTCCATAAACACCCGCGATTCCAGCAAGTCATTAAAGAGCGTTCTGCCTACCGGCAGGAGGCTGACACGCTGAAGCCGGATGCCGAGGAGTGGCGCGCTGTTAGAACGTTCATGGATACGAATTCCCTAACGCCGCATGAAGTGGCTGAAGGATTTCAGATCATGGCTGCGATGAAGAGTGATCCAATTCGCGCCCGTGAAATGTTGTCTTCCTACTGGAATAGCTTGGAAACCTTCGCCGGCAACAAGCTCCCCGAAGACCTTAAAACAAAGGTTGACGAGGGAGAAGTTGACGAGGCGCTTGCGGCCGAATTGGCCCGCAGACGCAACGAGGCGGATTTTCTTCGCAGACAGCAGGAGGCGACAATCCAAGCACAGGCCCAACAGGCCGAGTTCCATCAGCAAGCCGCAGTCCAAGGGATCATGCGCAATGCGGTGACGGAATGGGAGAATGGCATAAAGACCCGCGATGCTGATTATACTGTCAAAGCCCCGTTTCTGATGGACAAGGTGAAAGCCGCAATGGCTGCCCGCCCTCCGCAGACGCCCGATGAGGCGATTGCGCTGGTCGAAGCGGCCTACAAAGACGTTGGTGATTCGCTTCGGCGGTTCACTCCACAGCGCGCCCAAGCCACGACCATTAAAAGCGAAACATCGTCCGCAAACGTCAAGCCGGAGCCGAGAAGCCTGCGAGATGCAGTCAGACTGGCGGCGGTCGGACAACTGTAAAAAAACAACTCAACTAAAAAACAAGCAATATGCCATTTACAACTGGTGAACTAAACAACATTGCGAATGCTGCCCTTGATTATCACATCAAGGGGCCGGCTTTCGCGCAGTCCATTCAGGACAAGCCCCTTCTTAAAGCCCTTGAGGGTGCCAAAAAGAGCTTCCCTGGAGGCAAGGGCAACATCACGATCCCCGTCAAGGGCGATTACACCACGGCCATCGCTGGCTACACCCACAACGATTCCGTCAGCTACGCGAATCCGGCGAATATCAAGCGCGTCACCTTCCCTTGGAGGGAAATCCACGCTGGTATCACCGTGACTCTCACGGAGCTTAAAAACGATGGCATCAGCGTCGTGGACAGCGCCCAAGGCAAGAATGTTTCCGAGCATTCCGAGCGTGAACTTACCGTTCTCACCGGCCTGCTTGAGGACAAGCTTGACGACATGACCGAGGGTTGGTCGAAGACCTTCAACAACATGCTGTGGAGGGACGGCACTCAGGACGCCAAGCAGGTTCCTGGTCTGCTCTCCATCCTCACCGACACCCCCGCTGTCGGCACAACTGGAGGTCTCGACCGCGCCACTACGGCTTGGTGGAGGCATCGCGCCCTTGTTGGAGCCAACAAGATCACCGCGTCCACGACTAACCAGACGCTCTCCAAGACCCTGCGCAAGGAGATCCGCCAGCTTCGTCGTTACGCCAAGAACCCCAACTACCTGCTTCTCGCTGGTAGCGCGTTCCTTGAGGCTCTTGAGGGCGAGGTTGCCGAGAAGGGTTACTACTCCATGACGGGCTTTGCCAACAACGGCAAGAACGACATCGGCATGGCGGACATCTCCATGCGCGGCGTCGGTTCGTTCGTGTATGACCCAACCCTCGATGACCTCTCGCTGTCCAAGCGCGCTTACTTCATCGACCTGAACGCTATCAAGCTTCAGGTGATGGAGGGTGAGGACAAGAAGACCCACAATCCGGCCCGTCCTTACGATCAGTATTCCCTGTATCGTGCGATGACCTGGACTGGCGGACTGACCGTTCAGCAGCTTAATTCGAGCGCAGTTTACGAGGTTTCTTAATCATTTAACTTCGCAATTAACATTGCGAAGTAAATAATGGTTATGAAATAACCTCTCGACAATACCGCCGCTAGGCGCAATTCTAGCGGCGGTATTTTTTTATGAACCACGCGCCAAAATACAAAAGAGGAGATTGGAGTCCGTGTAAAACAAAGAGATTTTGGATCTACGAAAGGCGTTGTGGAAGAAATCCTGAAATATGGATGACTCCAGATCAGTTTGACGCAAGGAAGCAAAAGCATGAAAAATCATTGGCGGAATGGCGGATCAAGAACCGCGAAAAAATGTTGCGCGACAACTGCGAGCGAACAAAGAAATGGGTAAAAGAAAATCCTGATCGCCACAAAGCCAATAGGCAACGATGGGCTAGAAACAACCCAGAAAGACGAAGGGAAATTTCTCGCGCTGAATACATCCGAAACATAGAAAGAAAACGAAGATATGGCAGGGAATACGCAAAACTCTACCCAGAGAAGCGAAACCTTCATAACACAGCGCGCAGAGCGCGCCTGAAAGCGGCCCTACATCAAGACCATGACTGCGGCATGGAATTGGCCGTGAGGGAGTCCCGCCGCCGCCTACAGGAGTGCCTTGGATGCATTTTTGAGGTGGATCATTTTATTCCTCTGAAGTTAGGCGGATGGCACCACCATCTAAATCTTCATGTTTTGCCCAGGTCGTTGAACCGAAGGAAATCCACGGCTTCCGACGACAGGCTCCCTGATTGCTGGAAGTTGCACCCAAGCCGGATTTTGGGATTGACGAGCCTTGGAAATTACCCCAAAGATGTTTGCTGATCTTGTAGATCGGTTAACAAACCCAAACCCAACACCAACCAACAAAAATATGGAAATTGCAAATTGTGAAGTCCGCTTACTTGGCGATCTTGCCAACAGCGTCCCTAAAACAGGAGTTACACCCGCCGAGGCGGCTATTCTCCAAGCAATCCACGGCGCCGAATCTGTCGTGCGCGTGGAAATTACCGGCAATGATCGCCGGTCACATCAACAGGAATACGCTCGTCTTGCGGAGATTTACGGGAATTCCCCGAATACCGATGGCGAGAAGATTTTCTACAAAATTTTTCCGCAGACGTTTGATCCTCGTCTGCCGTCTGAATTCAAACAGGTTGGTATTACCGTTACTGGTGCCGACAAGTTTTCCCCCGTGCCTGATCTCCCCGACGCGGCAGACGCACCTGATCCCGACGCGGAATTCTTTGATTCCGAGCCTGAAAAGCCGACAAAGAATAAAAAGTAAAGCTGAAAGAATAAATGCGCCGGAACATCCCTCTCTCTACGCTTGTTGAAGAATTGCGCGCCGAAATGGGCGCGTCAACTTCTGTCGCGCAAGGGATTGGGTCTGTTCCGGCACTTCAGCAAACGCTTCGGCGCAACCAAGAGCGGCTATATCAGGAGTGGAATTGGCCGCACTTGGTCATTGAGCGCGACGAGCCATTGGTCAATGGCGAGCGATATTACACGTTCAACAATGACGTGAACCATGATCGCATCATCAGCGTTTTTGTGAAGTATGGCGCAATCTGGCGCGACGTAAAAAACGGATTCGATTCCAAGATTTACAACGCCATGAACAGCGAAATTGGCAGCAAAAACGACCCTGTTCAGCTTTGGCGGCACTATGAGGACAATCAGTTTGAAGTCTGGCCCGTTCCGGCAAGTAGCGATCAGGTGCTTCGCTTCCGTTGCATTCGCAATCTGCGTCCGCTTATTGCCAATGACGACACCTGTGATCTGGATGCCACGACCATTGTTCTTTTCAGCGCAGCGGAAATGCTCCAACGACTGAAGGCAGAGGACGCGCAGTTCAAGCTGCAGCTTGCGCAGCAGCACTACAAGAATATCAAGGGTAACGCAGACAAGTTGCCCACCTTTATTATGGGTGGAAGTATCCGATCTCACTCCGACAGCGGTTGGCCTGGAGGAGATTGGCAGCTTCGTTCACGACGCATCTAATGGGCTACCTCGTTGTTGAGAACTTCGGAGCCGGTCTGGATAGCCGCAAGTCGTTGCTAACGACTCCGGCCGGCGCTCTTTTGACGTGTAAAAACGCGCATATCACGCGCGGTAAAGAGATTGAAAAGCGCAAAAAGTTTTCAGTTTTTGCAAGTTTACCGTCTGGAACATTCGGCCTGCAATCTGCGGGTAGCTCACTATTTGTGTTTGGGTCTATTGCGCAGCCAGCAGGGTTTCCTGCAAATCTGAACTATCAACGCCTGCAGCACCCAAGCGGACAGGCAATGACCGAGCTTATTTTTAGCGAGACTTTCAACGGCAAGATTTATGCGATTGCTAAATACGCAGACGGGTCTGTGCATCACTTCTATAATGGGTCTCGCGTAACCACTTGGGATACTGTGGCCGCGATCGTTGGCGACAATTCAGCCGTGGCATCGGCACTCGCTGCACAGATTGAGGCTGAAACCCAATTCACGGCTTTTTCAACAGGGGCGGTAATTACGATTACCAACGTGACCACAAACCAAGCATTCACAATTACTTGGACGGCGATTAACGGTGGCGCAAACAACAATCAGACCATCACAACAGCGACAGCACAATCTCCTGCAGCGGCTACTGTGGCTACATCATCGTTCACGGTAACGGCTTCTGACATCACGGGATCTGTTACAGCGGTCACGATCAACGGCACCAACGTTCTTTCTGAAACGGTTACAGGAACCTCTACTACATCGGATACGGCTATTGTAATAGCGGCGGCGATTGGAGGCGGATATACCGCGACTGCTTCTGGCTCCACAGTAACCATCACTTCGGCGGCGGGGGCATCGTTTAACGCTTTTACTCCATCGGTATCCACGTCTGGGACGGGGCTGACCATCGGGACTCCCAGCCAGTTCTCAGGTGGATCTGATGCCAAGGCCCAGATTACAACGGCAACCATCGGCGGAACGTTTGAGTTAAATGACGTATTCACGATTACCCTGGGGATCCCAGCACTTTCATACAGTAAGACTTTCCAGATTGCTTCGTCAGCTTCCGGCGTGGGCACCACGGCTAGGACGTTTGGTAACAAGCTTTACTCGACCACCCGCAGCCTTCTCTACTTCTCGGAAATCGGAGACCCTACTAAATTTGGCGGCACGACCAACGGAGCGGGATTTATCAATCTGTCGAACCAAGATAGCGGGTTTGAAGACCTTCAGGCGATAGGTATTTATCAGGGCAAGCTTGCAGTTCTGTCACGCCGAGCCGTGCAGATTTGGTCGATGGACGCGGATCCTACGAAGAATGTTACTTCGCAGACGCTCAAAAACATCGGCACGTTTGCACCGCGTTCTGTCACCAACTTTGGTGATATTGACGTATTCTTCCTGTCTGATAGCGGGGTTCGTTCTCTCAGAGCGCGTGACGCATCTAACGCGGCTACAGTTTCAGATGTCGGCACAAACATTGACACGTTGATTTCCGACGACTTACAAGCCCTGCCGGAGTCAGTAAAAAATGCCGCGTTTGGTATTATTGAGCCGAAAGACGGGCGATATTGGCTGGCTGTTGGAAACAAGATTTATGTTTACAGCTTTTTCCCTTCTTCTGGTGTCGCTGCATGGAGTACCTATGAGCCTGGATTCACGATAACGAATTTTTCTTACGCGAATAGCCGCATCTACGCCCGTAGCGGAAATGCTGTATATCTTTATGGGGGCATTAGTGGCGACGAGTATGATGATTGCGAAGTTGAAATTACGCTTCCGTATCTCGACGGGGGAAAGCCGGCGCATACAAAGACTGTTGATGCAATCGACATGGGTTGCGAGGGCGCTTGGGCCGTTTACGTTGGGATGGATGTATCACAGCCGCTTGCGCGCGATTATTCAGGGATGATTACCAACTCGACGTATATGCTTGGCCGGCTTTTGCATTACGGAATTGGCACCCATATTGGCGTTCGGCTTGTGAATAAGGCTTCCGGCTATGCCCGTTTAAGCAATTTTGCCATTCACTACACCTTGGCTGGCGGAGAATGACGACGCTAGAACCCCTGTCCTACGAAAATGTTCTGCATATTGCGCGGAATATGCGGTCTGCAGACAAGGAAGAGATTTACGCGACGCGCTGGAGCGACCGGCCGGAAGACTTGGCGCATGATGCTATGCTGATCCCGCAAATGTGCTGGACAGCACACCGCGACGGAAGGCCAATAGCTGCATTTGGTGCCATCCCAATGCACCCTGGCGTCTGGTCTGTCTGGATGTTTGCCACGGATGAATGGCCGCTGGTGGCTATTACGGTCACAAAGCATATTCTAAAGCGAATGATCCCATCTATCATCCGGCGAGATGAGGGGTTCCAGCGCGCGGAATGTAAATCGCATTACCTACATAATGTAGCTCACAGATGGCTTGAATATCTTGGCGCAACCAATGAATCTACTGCATACAAATATGGCAAGAACGGAGAAAAATTCTACGTTTTTGCTTGGTATTAACCCCTAAACGATTAAAAAAATATGTGCTTTGGAGGCGGCGGCGGCAAACAAAATACTTCAGCGAGCGATGCTGCTAATCGCGAAGCAATGGACAGGCAAAACCGCCTGTATGAGCAACAGCTAGCCGAGCAGCGCGCCGCTGCAGAACGCGCTAGACAGGAGCAGCTTGCCAAGCAATCCCGCCTTCAACAGGGTATGGCAAACATCGAAGCTGGCTTTAAGCCATACGATGACAATTATTTTAACGGGTTTAATCAGAAGTATCTGGATTACTACAACCCTCAAATTGATGAACAATACGGCAAAGCCCAACAGCAGCTTTTGTTTGGTCTTTCCCGCGCTGGCCTAATGGATTCCAGCATCAGGGGAACAGAAATGGCGAACTTGGAAAAGGCTTACGGCACGCAGCGCCAAGGTATTGTTAGCGGCGCGCAGACATACGCCAACAATGCCCGCTCCCAGATTGCGCAGCAGCGAACCGCGCTACAAAACCAGTTAAACGCAACAGGCGGTGATGCAGTCACGTCTGCGTCGTTCCTTGGCGTAAACCAACCTGGTTCAGTTGGATCCCTTCCCATTCAGGCCCCACAGCTTCAGCAATTCTCGGCGTTGGGTGATCTATTCGGAAATATCTCTCAAATTGCCGTAAATGACACCCGCGTAGCTAACGCTACTGGAAACGACGGCCTATTGCAGTCTGCATTCCGAAACGCGGGCGGCAACAAAAAAGCATACAGCTACCAAGAGTAACTATCATGTGTGACCCCACAGGTGGCATAGCAACAACGGTTCTTTTGGCAGCGGCCAGCACGGGAGCCAATTATATTGCCTCGCAGCAGCAGCAAAGCGCTATGAACAATGCGCAAAATCAGGCTGATCGCAGGATGGCTGATATTATCACGCGCGACTCAATGGCGAATTTCAATGCTGCCAATGAAGCGGCTGCCAGAAATAAGGCGTATATGGACGCCGAAAATGCCAGGCAGGAAGATGCAATTCGCAGAGCGCAGGGTATTCAAGACGAATCCATCCAGCGCAATTCAGCGCCGCGCATGAATGAGCTTTTGGCAAAGGAGGAAGAGGCCGGCAGACAGCGTTACGCTAGCGTTGCTGATGCTGCCAATGCCTCATACACCCCAACCGAAGGCAATGAAGACTCAACGCGGGTCGTCAACGATTCCATCAAGAAGTCTCTTGGGCAGGCATCCAATTACCTTCGCGGGCTTGGAAATGCCCGCGCCGGCATGGAATCCTTTCAGAATACGATGCTCGGCCAGAATATCGCGCTCAATCAGGCCAATCAGCAACTTGGGCAGATTGAAAGAATGTCTGCCGGATCGCGTAATGCCTACGGACAGGAAATCAATTCCTCCAATAGCATTCAAAATCTTCTTCAGCAACGCAACGCCCTGAACACGGGCTATGACAGGCAGCTTGCCAACGTCGATGCGCAAACCGCCTACAACAACGCCGCAAACGCCGGTCAAAACTGGCAGACGGTTGGTTCGCTCCTTGGGACTGCTTCGCAGATTGCTGGAATGGGCATGTCAGCCGGTGGCTTTGGCGCTGGTGGAACATTTGGAAAGGGAACATTTTTGACCCCAGAATTGGCAGGTAAAGCAGCCCCAGGGGCTACAATTTCTCGCGTAGGATTTGGTCAATACGTCCCTCGCGCAACCGCCGTAATTCGATAATATGCCATACCCCGTCTATCCCGTTCAGAATCAGACCGCGCAGCAGCTTGCTAACATCGGCTCCAATCTTGGAATCGCGATGTTTGGCGATGCCAATAGCATGATGCGCCGCAAGCAGCTTGACCAAGATTTGCAATTCAAGCAGAAGCAACTGGATCTTCAGCGGCAAGAGCTTGGGATGAAGCGCGGCGTCTATGACAGCCAAGCATCCATGAACAATGCGCACGCCGGCTATTATGGCGCGCAGACGGCGGGCCAAGATTTTCAGAATCAACAGCTTCAATCAAAAATTGGTGCAAATTCTGAATTAGCTGACATTATTTCACATCCTATTTACAAAAATGGCGTTGCATATGTAGATCCTCAAAGAGCCGGCGCTGCACTCTCTGCTTACATAAGAGCAAATCCAGGAAAAGAGCAGGAAGTTTCAAAATTTTTGGCTCTTTTTCAAAATTCTGGCTTGAGTGTTACTGAAGATCAAAAAGATGCTAAACCAATTATAGTTCCTGCAAACACGCAGGGAATAATTACGGCGCCTGGAAGCATATATGCGCAAGGCGCTAAAGACCTAGCAGCGGCAACCGATTCGTCTGGAAATCCTGCATCTGTCCTCCCAGACGGAAGGACTAACCCGTATTACACGCCGGATGGTGCGCCGCTCCCCGCGTCTGATCCTAATGGGTTCACCTCGCCGGCTCCGGCCGCTCCCGCGCCACAGGCGCAGACGCAGGCTCCCGTCGCTCCCGCCGCGCCTTCTGTGGCAGACGCTTTCAGCGCTCCTTCTCTGCAGCAACAAGCCCAGCGCCCTCGTTCAGTCGGCAATGCGGTTGTCCTTCCACAAAATCAGAAAGGGCAGCAATGGGGAACGGCAAGCAGCCGAGCCAAAAGCGCAGACAAATACGGCGAAGCGGCCGATATTGCCGGCAGCGTAGCCGCTAAAGCAAACGGCCTGATTGATTCCGCAAGTCAGTTGCACATGTCAGGCGGTGGTATTCCTGGCGTCGAACAGGTAGCAAAATTCATGATTTCAGCCGACCCAAAACAGGCCGGCCGCGCTGACCTTATCAATCAATTCCAGTCAATTCTGACGGGAGATTGGTTGAATAAATCAACCGTTCTCAAGGGAGCCATCACGGAGCGAGAAGGCGCGGAACTCCGCAAAGATCAGCCGTCGCTTGGAGCAAGCTCTGAAGCAATAAAAAGCTGGCTTGAAAAGGTTGGATACCTTTCTCAAATGGACGCTGAATTCAATCAATTTAATATGAAGCGATCTGAATCTGGGCTTCCTCCAATCGGAGCGCTGGAATTCAAATCAGCTTACGCATCCAAGATCCCGCCTCCAAAAAATCTGAAGCTTTCTTACGCATCCGCTACGAAAGGCGGTGAAATACAGCAAGCAATCTCACCGCAGACAGCGCCGGCGCAGCCGGCTTCTGGCGCTCCCGCTGTTGGAACTGTGGTTGATGGATACAGATTTACTGGCGGAAATCCCGCAGATCAGACAAGCTGGCAGCCTGTCCAATAATATGCCAAAACCTTGGGAACAATTCTCGTCGCAGGCCGGTCAATCTGGCCCTTGGAATAAATTTCAACCCGCCGTCGAGCCTGGGTCTCCAGAGGCAATTCAAGGCATTGAAGATGGTGCAAAAAGCGCATTGCACGCGCTTGGTGCTACTGCGCGTCCTTGGGGGCCGCTTAGTGTAGCCGCTACGGGCGGCGCAGCGCTTGGGTCTCCTGGCGGGTTTCCTGGAATGGCGGCTGGCGCTGGCGTTGGAGCCGGAGCTTATGGGCTTGCCCATCTAATAGATTTGCCGCTCATGGCTGTAAATGCGGGGGCGCACTACGCCGGATACCCAAATGTCGATTTAAGCGTAGGCAGGTTGTTTGATAATTTCGTTAACCAATACAACCCTCTGCCAGAACCGCAGACAAAGAGCGAAGAGTATTTGGCGGCGGCATCAGGCGGCATTAAAGACGCTATCGGAGGCAATCGGGCCGGTGCCGTGATGAAGGGGATAGAGGTTGCGGATAGGTTCCGTCCTGTATTTCAGGGAACTGCCAACGCGCTTGCTGACGCCCCCGAGGCCAACGCCGCGCTCGGCGCGGCATCTGGGGTTGGCGCGCAATTCGGCAGCGATGTCACCGATGGATCTACTTCAGGAATGGTTGCTGGCGCTCTGACTCCTGTTATGGCCGCTGTTCTTGGCAGGGGTGCAATCAGGGGAGGCGTCAATGCAATGGGCGGGCCTGAATCGTTTAAGGCTTTTGGACGCGGCCTTGTTGGTCGCGGCCAAGATGTGACCTTGCCCAATGGGGAGGTTCTTCCGGCGTCATTTGGACTTGGAGGCGCAAGGCTTGAAAATGCCCGCCAAGCCGCAGAAAGCTCTGCGCAATCTCAAATTACGGAAGAACTTGTTAGGTCACGGCCTGACCTGACCCGCCAACAGGCTATTGATTCGGCGGTTTCAAACCTTGAGGCAGACCGAGTTTCCGGCCAAGGATACCGCCCTACGGCTGGAGCGCTTTCAGACAATCCTGGTATGCTGGCTATAGAAAACGGCCTATTCCAGAATCAGCCGGCCATGCGAGGCAGGTATCAGGATAATTTTGATGCTGTTAGCGGGTCTGTTGCACAGGCTACGCAGCCCGTGGGGGCTTCTATACAGGAAGGCCAAGGGTTTTTCAGTCGCTTGCTTTCAAATCTTGCCCGCGCTGCCGAACGGAACGCTAAAAACTTTGAAGACGTTGACATGAACCGCGCGAACGATCTTGTTGATAGCAGGCGCGCCGCTGTCACCAGTAGCGCCACCGCAGACCAACAGACAGCGGCATCCACGAC